GAGATCCGGGTCACTTGGAGCCACCGAAGGTGGCGTAGGTGGCGTCGTAGACCTCGGAGAGGTCATCGAAAGCGGTGGGCTCAAGGGCCCAGACCAACTCAGCAGCCTTGCTTTGCAAGGCGCTGATCCGCTTGCACTGCTCGATCACAGAAGGCAGAGCCTTCTGCTGCCGCTTGGTCCCACGGTCCTCAAGGTCTTCGACCTTGTCCTGAAGGGCTTCGAGTTCCTCGGAGAGGATGAACAGGACGGCCATCGCCGACCTCGAAGAGGTGATCGGTGCTGCCATGGTGGAGTGGCTCCTTTCGGTGTGTGTGATGCGGTTCAACGGTGCGGGACATGCGCTGAAAGGTTCGCTAGGCGTTCCTCTAGGTCAGGTGACATCACCGAAGGTGATGTGTGGCCAAGTCGGCCGGAATGGTCATGGGGATCTCCTGTGCTACCGGGGTGTCCTTTGCCAAAGGACACCCGGCGATGCGTGATGCGGGATCACACAAGCCGGACTTGTCACGCTTCTCAAGTCGGAGACTTGTGCTGGAGAACACTCACGGTCTTCAACGTCCGACCAACTCCTACTCCGTAGGAGAGGGGACCCCGTGGCTTCGGCAGAAAGGCTCTCGCCCCGGCCCCCCCGTCCCTGTCCCTTCACGCCGTTCAACCCTGCAAAGGGCACTGGAGAGGGAGCAGGTGGGGGCTAACCCGTTCACTGCCGTTCGTGTTCATGCTGGCCGTCGAGCGGACCGGCTGCCGACGGGCACTCCCCGTCAGGTCTATCCCTGCAGCCCTCACCGTGTCGGACCGGGCTGCCGTCGTGGCGCCTCGCTGATCCTGTATCCGGTGACGGCTCTCGTCGTCTTTTCCAAGGTAGCAGGGAAGATAGGAGTTCCTCGGGGATCGCGCGGGAAGGGACCCTGCGTGATCCCGGCGTAGCGCCCGCGTCATGATGCAGGCGACGACGTAGTCGTCGTGCGCGTCAGGGTCGAAGACCCGGTGCGCGGGCGGGCGCATCACGAGGCCAGCATGAGAGTTTCATGAGAGGTTTCTGAGATCCGTCTGAGATCCCGGTGAGAGGAACCTGAGATCCCGGTGAGAGGGAGATGAGGGTCCGGTGAGAGCGGCAGCCTCGTGTACGTATGCGACGACGTAGTCGTCGTACCCGTGACGACGTAGTCGTCGCGTACCTCATGACGTCATGACGGTGCTTACCGTGCGTAGTCACCACCTACTTCGTAGGGGGTGACCGTGCGGTAAGGGGGGAGAGTGAGGTCAGTGCTTCCTTTCTCTCACCGAAGGTGACCTCACTATGTATGTGGTGTGGGACCACTACTACGTAGTGGGCCCACACTGTGAGGATTAGACCACTGTGTACCCCACTCCCCCTACGGCTTAGCCCCACTTAATGCTGGGCTAGGAATGCCTCTACCTCCGCACAGTGAGTGAAAGCCTAGACCCTATGTTTATCGGAACTACCTCTATATGTGAGGACTCCAAGAAGGGCTTTAGCCCCACTTCTTGGAGTCCTTGTCCTCACATATAGCACAGAATGCGTCTCTTAGTTAGGTTTGAGGATAGATACAGTAGTACTGTGGTACTACCTTGAGACCACTCTTCTCTGTATATACAGGGGTAGGGGGGAGTACTTACCTTCGGAGTACTCCCCCCTGTATATACAGTGGTAGTACTTCTACTTACGCGCGCGTAGCGCGTGTACGCGCGGAAGGGTTCCCCTCACCTCACCCCTCCGGGAAGGGAGATGAAGGGAGCAGGCTTGCGACCACCCACCCCGGCTGCTTTCTTGCCCGCACCCATCCACAGGGCCTCGTCACCCGCCATGAAGGCGATGGTGTCCTCGTCCCACTGCATCGTCAGGAAGATGGCCCCACCCTCCGGGCCGTCGTTGAACTTGGTGCAGGCGACCTTGACCACACTGATGGGCGGTGAGCCCACGGCGGGCTCCAGCCGCTTGCGCCACATGGCATGGGCCATCCGGACACGGTCCCGATGGATCTCGGACCCGGCAGAACGGCCATCGCTCTCGTTCCAGTTGATGGACCCGTTCATGGCCGGGTGGCCGATGAGCAGCACCGGGCGACCGAGGCTGTCGATGTCGTTGTGGAACTCCGTGGCCTCGTTGCGTATCCCGGCATAGCCCGAGGAGGCCATCAGCCCGCTCTGGGCGTCCAAGACCACCATGGCGTGGTCCCGGGCACGCTCCGCGATGCTCTGGGCGATCTGGTGCAGCGGCTGGCCCACCGTGGGCAGCCACTCGATGGGATAGGCCAGTTCGCCCGTGATGCCCGCACCCTGCTTGATGCGGTTGATGTTGGATACGTGGGTCGCCACGTTGGCGTCCTCACTGACCACGTACAGCACGGGCCCCGTGACCCGGGGGATGACCCCCGGCATGACCACACGCCCTGACGCCACCGAGACGCATGCTGCCCGGGCGATGGTGCTCTTGCCGAAGGCACCCGGCGCGATAAGCGAGTTGGCGCCCACCGTGACCAGACCCTCCAGCACCCACAGGGCACGGTCCTTGGGGTCCAGCAGCACGTTGGAGATGTCCGTGATGTCACCCAGTGACCTCACCGTGTCGAGGATGGCCTCGAAGGCGAGGTCACAGGCCCGCTTCCAGTAGTCCAAGGGCTCCAGACCACCTGCTCTGGCGTCGATCTCCTTGGCCAGTTCCCTCCTGCCCGTGAGGGAAAGGGTGATGGGCGTGGTGAGCACCCTCATGCCCGCCACGAACACCTCCACATCGGCTGACGGCGTATGCGTCACCTTGACGTTGCGGAAGATGAAGCCCGCCAGCAGTGAGTCCACCCGCCACGAGCGTGGGCTCAGGCGCTCGATGGTCAGGCTCGACGACAGGGACAGGGGCGCCAAGGGCTCCACCACCCGGATCTCGGCCTTGGGCACGGCTGAGCCCACCAGACCCTCCCAGTAGCCGTCCTGTTCGGGGACGTCAGCCAGAGGCCGGATGGGCTCACCCGTGTCCGGGTCGGCGGTCCACGTCCGGTAGCCCGCCGCCGCGAGGTCCCACACGGACACGGCGTGCTGGCCGGGTTCCCAGAGGTTGGGCGGTGGGGGCACATCGTCCACTCGCGCCTGTTCGGCGTCGGTCCATGGACGGTCCAGCATGGTCGAGTGCTGGGGGGTTGGCGTGCCATTCGTCGGCATCGTAGAATCAGGCAAGGCTTGCCTCCACATCAGGCGAGTAAGAGGGCCGTCGGTCTTGACAGGACCGGCGGTCTTCGTTTGAGAGCCAAGCGGCCCGGACCGACCATGGTACGCCCTGTCGTATCCTCCCGCCATGCCGTTCCAGTGCTCCATCTGCACCGACCCGCCACGGCGCCTGTGGCTCGCAGAGCAGTTGCGCATGGGCCTCAAGCCCAACGCCATCGAGCCTCTCAGCCGCACGCCAGCCGTCGCGGACATGGGCATCCGGCCCATCAAGTACGAGACGATCCTGCGCCACCTGCGGCACGTCACGGGCGACACGGTGGAGACCATCGACTCGGGGCCCGCGCTGGTCATGGAGGCGAAGCCCACGCCTTCGGCGCAGCGGCCCCGATCCCTGCCCGCCGTGGTCACGGAGTTCACCCCGGGCCAGCCCTTCGATGTCGCGAGCATCGTCCAGCAGAAGGCCGCCGAGGGCATCAGCCGGGGGGAACTGCTGGTCACCACGGCCCACGGCCTGCAGGCCCAGAAGATGATCGACACCCGTGAGGACAAGCGCAAGGACCGGGAACTGGCCGTGAACATCGCCAGACTCCTGTCCGGCAGCGTCGGTGTGCCCAAGCGGCTGGTGGTCATCGAGGCCCAGACGTCCGAGGTCCCGGAGGACTACGTGCCCTCACTGCCGGGGTCGGATGGCTAGGACCCAGCAGCCCAACGACGGCACGTCCCTTGGTCGGCGCCAGAGGGTCTACGAGCGCCAGACCAAGAAGCCCAGAACCAAGGAGCAGACCGCCAGACGCTTGGCCTCACGCAGCCGTGGGCCCATCTACTCCGAGATGGATGGTCTGGAGCAGGCGGGCCGCCTGCCTCCGCTTCCTCCTCCGGAGGCTGACCTCCTCGTCGAGGTCTCGGCGGCCCGCTGGGACATAGGCCGGTTCGCGCGGCTGCTGGGGGTCGATGCCCACGACGGCCAGCGCCGCTTCTGGGACGCCATCCTCTCACGCGACGAGACGCTCTGGCGAGCGGCCTACCTCACGGTCATCCTGAGTGCGGGCAACCGTGCGGGCAAGACGCTGGCACTGGCCATCGCGATCCTCCATGGCTGCTTCTACAAGACGGCCTTGGCGCCACTCGGGGTGTCACCCAGTGACAAGGCCGCCGAGACATGGCTGAAGGCCACCTACACCCACTTCCACTTCGGCATCCAGCAGGAGGTGGGCGAACTCGTCTACCACGAACTGGTGATGCTCCTGTCGGGCAGGCATGTCGCGCAGCAGGGCCGGGGCTGCCCCCTCGCGGATGTCCTTGGCGAGCAGTTGGCGACGTGGGACATCAAGGAGCGCGGCGAGTACCGCATGGTCACGCTGCATCACCTCTTGGGTGGCGCGACGATCCACTTCCGGACGACCAACGAGAAAGCCTTGGGCTCACTGGGCAAGGACATGCACGGCATCTCCTTCGACGAGTGCGGCTTCGAGACCAACCTGAGTTTCATCATCAACGAGGTGCTGCACCTCCGGCGACTGGGCACCGGAGGCCAGTTGATCCTGACATCGACGCCCAGTGAGGGCTTCAACGAGTTCGCCGAGGAGTGGCGCAAGGGTGACCCCACCAACCCCATGCGCCTCGTGGACCGGATGTCGCTGCGGATGTCCTCCCGGGAGAACATCGGCTACGGTATCGACCAGTCGATGTTCGATCGTCTGGTCCGCTCTATGCCGGAGGAGTTGGTCCCCCAGAACATCGACGGCTACTTCATCGAGGGCCGACGGGCGTTCTACAACGCCATCGCCATCGACCGTTCGTTCATCTCCGGGCTGCCGGTGTCCGTGCCTCCCCAGCACGGGCACCGGTATGCCATCGGCATCGACCCGGCGGCGTCCAAGGACGAGACGTGGGCCATCGTGCTTGACATCACCGTGCCCGGCAAGGCCATCGGCGTCCACTGCGAGCGGCGCTCCGGTCGCCAGAGCATCCCGGCGCTGGTGCGCATGCTCACGGAACTCCACGACCAGTACAACGCCTTGGGCTCCCAATGCACCACGGCGCTTGATGCCACGGGCTTCGGGGGCAAGATCTTCCGGGACCTGTTGAGTGGCATCAGCCCCCTGCGCTCCATCGAGTTCGGTGGCACGGCCAAGAAGAAACTGCGCATCCTGACCGACGCCAAGGGGTTGCTGGAGCAGTCCCGACTGTCCTTCCCGAGGACGGGTGACTGGCTCCGTCTGCGGCGGCAACTCCTTGGCTACCGCCTCGACGACAAGAACATGGCCACCGACGCCGCCATGGCCTTGGTCGTTGCCCTCACCGAGATGGTGCGCAACGGCGGCGAGGTCGCCGAGTCGGCGCCCTTCGACATGTTCGACGAGCGCGACCTCCAGATCGACAAGCCGAGACTGAGGCATCTGCCGCAGGCCGAAAGAGATATGGTCTTGGCCTCACTGGAGGACCGGGTCAGCGCAGGACTGCCGCCGGACTTCGATCCTGACCAGCGACGACAGGCGCTCCTGACCGCACAGCGCCTCGTGGATGCCACGTCCATGGGCTGGGGGGATGCCTAGGGTGGTGTAATGTCGCGCTCGTGGCCCTGACCCTTCGTGACCGCGACTCTCCGAGTGAGCCCAAGGCTCTGGAGAGCGTCTCGCGGAACCGAAGGATGGCCGAGGAGTTCGGCGACGAGGAGTCCGCCGAGGCCATCCGCAAGATCGAGTGGCGGATGCGCTCGCGCTGGACCGAGATGACCCGGTTCCAAGGGCTGTGCGACAGGTACGACAACCTGTACTACCCCAATGCCATCACCAAGGGTGGCGCGGACCACTGGCCGGAGGACCCCAACGCCAAGATCCCGGGGCGGGCCCACATCTCGCTCAACACCTTCCCGGTGTACGTGGACATCCCGGCGTCCCTCCAGTCCGTGGAGCCCATCGAGGACATCGTGCCCGTCGAGGACACCGAGGACTCGCGGACGCTGGCACAGGGCGTGGAGCGGCTGTACTTCGCGTGGAAGCGCGACGTGGACTACGAGCGCAAGGCCCATCAGGCGTGCATCGTCAAGGGCCTCTATGGCCGCACCGCCGCCAAGATCTGGTGGGACAAGGAGGCCAAGCGCCCGGCGCTGCGCATCATCGACCAGCCCCGCAACCTGTGGATGGGCTGGGGCAGCACGGACTACACCCGCCTCGACTGGGCGGCCTACGTCTACAAGGTCAGCGAGAGTGCGGCCACCGAGGAGTTCGGGGTCGAGACCCGCCAGCGGGACGACGGTGTGGGCACACCCTTCACCTACGTGGTGCCACAGCGCAACCTGACCTACTCGCCCACGCCCATCTCGTCCATGCGCGGCTGGCTGCACGACGCCGACTGGGGCATGATCGAGGTCATCGACTTCTGGTATCGCTGCCCCAAGGAGGGCGCGGAGATCACCATCGGTGAGCCCACCGAGATGGAGACCCGCAACATCATCGTGGTCGGCAACTGCGTCGTGAAGGACGAGTGCCACGAGGAGTACGACGGGGAACTGCCCTACGTGCCCCTGTTCAACACCTTCGTGCCGGGCATCCCCGATGGCCGCTCCGAGTTGTACGACATCGAGCAGTTGATCCGGGAGAAGGAGGAGCGCCTCAGTGCCGGTGGCACGCTCATCCAGAAGACGGTGGGGGCACAGTTCTGGCAGTTGGTCGGGCCCGAGTCACCCGACCACACACCCGTCGGCCTGCGACCCAAGCCCAACGAGGTGGTCTCACCCGGTGCGGGCAACCGGATCGAGTCCATCGAGCCGTGGATGCCCGAGTTCCAGTTGGAGCAGTACCTCACGCGGCTGGACCGGGAGATGGTCGATGTCACGGGCCTCAACGACCTGTTGCGAGGACTGGCACCCGCGTCGGTGATGTCATCCTCCAAGGCCATCAACGCGCTCGTCGCCAACTACGAGGCGCGTATCCGCATGCGCCGCGACCTGTTCTACGAGTGGCGCCAGCGCGTCTGGACGTTGGCCTCACTGCTGTGGGTCAACGACAACCCGGCCCTTGGGCCCATCATGAAGCAGGCCGGACGCCTCCAGATCATCAACCCTTCCCTCACCCCACGCGACGACATCGAGACCGCGACCATGGCGGCCAACCTGCTCAACGCCCGCATCTGGAGTCAGGAGCGGGCCATGGCCATGACCGACGTCGAGGACCCCGAGGCGGAGCAGCAGCGCATCCGGGAGAACCGGACCGACGCCTCCCTGTTCCCGGCGGACGTCCAGACCATCGCGGCCACCATCGCCACCCTCCAGCAGTTGCAGACGACCCAGCAGGAGGTGGCCGCACAGGCCATGGGCGCGGCGGGCGACCCGAATGCGGGCATGCTGCCACCGGAGGCCATGAACGGCGACCAGTTGCAGCAGGGCTACGCCCAGCAGGCGGGCCCGGCGGGCATGCCCATGCTCAACGGCGAGGGCGAAGGGGCCATGCCCCCACCGGAGGCGATGCCCGCCAACAGCGGTCAGCCCGGCTTCGGTGGCCAGATGACGGGCATGGGCGGCGGCCCGGCCCAACTGCAGTCGATGTTCAGCGAGGGTGGGGTCAAGAACCGGGTGCTCACGCAGCAGCCCTTGGGCGGCCCCGGCCCCGGCAACCTTCCCCCACAGGGACCCTAAGCCGTGGCGAGGCTCCGCTTCGGGCGGTTGCCGACCAAGGCTCCTGACATCACGGCCACGATCATGGCGATGGTGGCCCAGTACGAGTCCGCCCGCGATCGCAACATCCTGTTCGCGTGGAAGACCACGGGCGCCAAGTTCGAGGGCAAGGAGGTTCACGACAAGGATCTGCTGGCCCACTTCAAGCAGCGCATCGCGGACTCCGCGCCGGGGGACCCCATCCGGGACTACTGGGAGGAGACGCTCGCCCAGTACACCTTCCACATCGCGGACGACAAGATGAAGACGGCCTACAAGTTGGGCCAGATCAAGGAACCGGCCATGGCCGCGTTCTACCGCAAGTGGGCGGCCAAGACGCCCAAGGACACGGCTGCGTGGCGCTCCCTGATGCAGAGTGCGGGCAACTTCGAGAAGGCCACCCGTGCGGCCACCGGGGTCAGCAAGCGGTCGCTCCAGATCAAGGCATACGAGCAGAACATGGCGGACATCAAGAAGCGGGACATCGACCCGGGCATGAAGTCGTGGTCGTACCTCGTCAATGCTGCCGCCGCGCTGAGCATCCCCATCGACGCCAGCACGGGCGGCATGGGCCTCGACAACACCGCCAACCTCGACGACATCCTGTCGTCCACGGAAGCCAACCACCCCGACGACTACCAGCAGTTGATGGTCGCCATGCACGTGGCCTACCCGGGTCGCACCAACGGTGCGCCGCTCACGTCCGACGACGTGCTGCGGGGGATGAAGCGCCTCGACCGGGGCTTGAGCGCACAGATCAAGGCCACCCGCAAGATGGGCTACGGGACCGCCGAACTGGAGCACCAGCGGGACAACGTCCGGGCCAACATCACCAACCTCAAGGTCGTCAAGTCGGACCTCGCGGACCAGTACCGTGATGCCGAACTCCAGTACAAGGAGGATCTGGCGGCTGCCGTCGGCCACCCGGACCTTGAGGTCAAGGCCAACGAGGACTTCGCGAACGCCCTCGACCCCCTCGTGGACAAGGCGGGCAGGCTGGGTGCGGTCACCCTCAGTGGGCGCATCTACGACCACGCCCGCGCGGCCCGTGGCGAGAAGCCGCGTGGGCCCATCAGCGCGGGTGAGGACTGGGCCGCTCCGCCCTCGACGGGCGCCCCCGAGAGCAAGGACCCCGAAGAGGTGGTCGAGGCGGCGACGAAGTACGACAGCGTGGGCGTCCTCAACGACCTTGAGGCCACCGCCGCCAACGCGGTGCAGGCCCGCCAGAACTACGAGGGCATGGCCAACGGCACCCTCTACCAGTTCTGGGACCCCGAGCAGGGTGGCCACTTCGGCTACCGGCCAGTCGCTGACCTCCCGCCGGGATGGCAGACCCGTGTGGTCAAGATCCCCGACCGTGTGACCAAGGACAAGGACGGCAACACCGTGCTGCTCAAGGGCGGCATGGGCGTACAGGCCGCCGGTCCCAAGCCGGTCAAGTCCACGGTGGGGGCACTCAATCAGGCGGGTCAGGTCATCGACCCCACCGCCGTCATCAACACGGGCACCCTGTACTACCAGTTGCAGTGGGGTCCCGACTCGACCACCAACATGACGTCGGTGGCCACGGGTGAGACCAACCCCGATGGCACGCCCCAGATCGTCGAGATGTTCACGAGCGATGACGTGCTCCATGCGGGCGTCGATGGCACGATCCCGCAACTCCTCGACGATAGCAACGGTGGCCTCGTGGCCTTCTACTCACCCGATGACGTGACCCACATCAGTTCCTCCCTCGTCATCAACAACCAGTTCAACGCCGGGGCACTGCTGCGGGGTGGCGGCCTGTCGGCCTCCGACCTCATCGCGGGCAAGCAGGTGACCTCGACGGGTGGTGTCGCGTCGGAAGGTGGCATCACCACCACGACCTATGACGAGAAGGGCAACCCCGTCCAGACCACGACCCGGCCCATCAACACCAAGGTCGGCTCAGGCGAGGTGGCGGGCACCGGCCAGCAGGACCCCTACTCCTTCCTGCGGGACGAGAAGGGTGAGTTCAAGAACGTCGGGGATATCTTCCCGCCGGGCAACGAGCAGACCGGCGCGGAGTACTACGACTACGTGCGCCAGCGGATGACGCTGCAGGGCGTCAACGAGGCGGACGTGCCCGCCAAGATGCGCGAGTGGGGCCTGCCGGTCCCCGAGGATTTCAACAACGACGCCGCCAAGGAGGTGGTGCGCCAGCAGGAGGCGGCCAAGAAGCCCCAGCCTGCTGCTGGGGCCGCCCCCGTCGAGCCCACGGCGCCAGCCGACCTTGGGGGCACCTTCGGGCACTCGACCGGGCTCGACTGGGGCATGGCCAACAACGTCAAGCAGTCGGACATCTCGCTCATCAACCGCTGGGCCACGCCCACGCTGGAGGCGTTCGCCAGTTCGTCCGAGAAGGCCAAGGAACTGTCCGGCTTGGACGTGGCCGAGGTGTTCCGGCTGGACACCGTCACGTATCCCTCACTGGCCACCGACCAGCGGCTGCAGGCCGAGTGGTTCAAGGGCCACGACCTCATCCGGGTGTCGGGTGGCTGGAAGGGCAGCGAGGGCCAGTATCAGGGGGCCATCATCGCCCGCAACCCCCTGATGCGGGGCAACGGCTTCTTCGGTGGGGCCATGCGCTCCATGGGCGAGGATGTGGCGGAGCAGCAGTTCGTCTCGACCTTGCCCGCACAGCAGCAGGCGGCCCTTGCCGGGGAGTTGGGTGTCGAGGCACAGCGGCAGGCCCAGCAGATGCTCCACAACGTGGTGCAGCCCATGGAGCGGGCCGCCTTCTTCGGCGCGGACAGGGACATCGTGGGGGAGCCCGTGCGGGGTGACGATGAGGCCACTGCCAGCATCGGTGGGGGCGTCCCCTCGTGGATGCGGGGCACGACCATCCAGCAGCGCATCGACGCCTTCCGGGCGAACGAGGCCCAGACCCGTCGCGACACACAGGTCGATCCGGACACCGGGGACCTCATCATGCCCAACCTCCTGCCGGGCGGCGCCCCGGACGTCGTCCCGGGTCAGGGCGGTCCGGCCATCCCGGCAGGGATGCAGGCACAGGTGCCCCAGTCCCTCACGGGTGGTGCGGGCTTCACCCCTGCGGCGCCCCAGATCAAGGCTGGCTTCAAGCCTGACGTGCCCCCGGTGGCCAAGCCGCCCAAGGAGCCGGAGGCCCAACCCCAGACCACCATCAAGGTGCCCACGGCGGTGACCACTGCGACCACCAGCCTCATCGGCGCGGGGGCTGGTGGGGTCAAGCCCAAGCCGCAGGGTGGCTACACGGGCATCGACTTCACGGGCCTGTCCCGCTGGGGTGGGGGCGGCACCCCGCAGGCTGGTCGCCGGTCGGGCTTCTAGATGGGCTACGGAGGCACCTTCCGGAGCCAGATGGGGCTGGGCATCAGCCAGCCTGACTACGCGCCGCGCTTCAGTGACCCCAAGGTCGCCTACGTCCGGTCGGTCATGTCCTCGCTCAACAAGGGCAACGAGACCGAGGGCCTGAGCGCCTACGACAACCCGACCAACATGTTCACGACCTCGCCCAGTGCGAGGAAGCCCTTCAACTCCGGCACGTCCGGGATGCCCAACCTCGTGGGGCCACGGGGTGGCCTCTTGGAGATGTCGGACTACATCCAGCAACCGCCCGGTGGCCAGAGCCCCTTCAGCAGTCAGGGCAAGATGGACGCGGGGGCCTTCTTCACGCCCAGCGCCCGGGTGCCCCGCGACCAGTTGCCCACACTGTCGGCGGACGGACCGGGCATCGCGGGCTCCCTGCTGTCCATCCCGGGTGCCCTGCTGTCCATGCTCGACGGGGGCATGCTCTCACAGCACCTCATCAACCTTGGGAAACTGGGCGGCTCCGTCATCGACGCGCCCATCAATGCGTTCCGGCCCATCCAAGGGCTGCCCGGCGGGCAGGACGTGACCGCCGCCTTCAACCAGTTGCCCATGTCGCGCCAGAAGCAGGCGTACATCCAAGCCATGATGGATGATCCCCTGCATCGCGAAGCGTTCATGCTCCAGTTCGTGCAGGCGCACGCCGACGACCTTGCCACGCTGCAGGGCGTGCCCCGCATCTGGGGTCGTGCCAACGCTCCCGTGGGGGGCCTGTCCCAGCAGTTGAGCCAGATCGTCTTCGGGGCCTTGAGCGCACCCCAGTCGGTCATCGCCCGGACGCTCACGGGCCTGCGCTCCGACGACGACCTGTTCCACCACGACGCGGACACACCGGAGGAGGTCCGGCAACTGCAGGAGCGCCTGCGCACCGACCCCAACTACACCAAGGACATGTTCCTCGACGATCTGTCCTCGTCGGCCTTCCGGTACACCAGCAACAACAGCATCTTCGGGACCTTGGCCACACTGGGCATCGACATCCTGACGGACCCCCTGACGTGGGCCACGCTGGGTGTGGGCAAGGGCCTCAGCATCGCCAACGAGGCGGCCTCGATGGCCAACGCGCTGGTGCGCAACGCGGCCAAGTTGGCGGGCAAGGGCGATGCCATCGTGGACATCACGGGCAAGGTCGTCGAGACCATCGCCAAGGAGCGTGGGGGCACCGGTCGCCTGTCGGGCGACGAACTGGCGCGTGAGACCAACCGCCGGGTGCTGGAGACCGTCCGGAACGCCCACCCCGAACTCTATGACGAGGCGCTCAAGGGGATGCCTGCGATGCAGCGCATCATGCTGGGCCCGATGGGTGGGGTCATGGAGGTGGCCCACGGCATCGTCAACACCATCCAGAACCCCTACTCGTGGTTCGGTGTGGGCAAGGCTGCCGACGTCTTCGCCTCACGCATGGCCTACGCCGTGCCGTCGGGCATGATCGCGGCCTACGGCGCTGCCCGCACCGCTGCCATGGAGCAGATGTTCGCGCAGGCGGGCAAGTCCGACGTGTTCGCGCGGGTCTTCGGGGTGGCCGCCGGGAACATGTCCCTCGCGATGCAGCAGCGTTCCCTCACCCGGGACGTGGTGCGTGCGGGCAGGGAGTTCGCAGGCAAGCCCATCGAGTGGCTGACCTCACGCATGGAGGGCGCCAAGTCGGGTGGCCACAAGAGCGTCCGGACGGACGTCGAGGAGGAGACCCTCCGGCGCATGAAGGACTTCACGGGTGAGGGCATCACCTCAGCCGAGGAGCAGGCGGCCCATCTGGAGACGGCCCGGACGCATGCGGCCAACCAGTTGGATGCCATGACGGGCATGGGTCAGGCCAAGGCCCGCAAGATCATCGCCTCCATGGACGAGAAGGACATGGCGCTCGTCCACCACCTGTACTACGGGCACGCCATCGACGGCATGATCGCGGCCCGCCAGCAGGCGCTGCGCCTCGCCCAGACGCGCTTGGACGCACTCGTCGCGGCAGGGGGCACCTCGAAGAAGGCGCTCAAGGATCTCAAGAAGGCACAGGAGACGGTCGCCAACATCACCCGCTACACGCTCATCAGCGAACGTGCCCTCACCGCCGAGGGGGCCAAGGAACTGCTCGACCTCCTGACCAAGGCGGCCACGCCGGAGGAGGGCGTCGAGATGGCCAAGCGGGCCATCCGCCAGTTCGACATGGTGGCCAACAACTTCGACCACCTGAACCTGCAGGGCCCGGCGCTCGTGGCCGAGATGAAGGAGTGGCTCCAAGGCACCCTCAAGGACGACGCCAAGGCATTGCCCCACGCGGTGACCGAGAACCTCGCGCCCGACGTCCAGCGATGGATGGACTCACAGACGGCGCTGCTGGGTGAGGGCGCCTACCGCATCGCCTTCACGCCCGATGACGCATGGGGCTTGGCCTCACGCGCCGACGGCTCGCTGTCGGGTGCGTCGATCTGGGTGGACGCCACCAACGAGCACGCCGTGCCGTGGCGCCCGATGTCCCGCTTCGACGTCGCCCGGCTGCGCTTGAGCACACCCATCCGGGGCTCGCGCATCCTGCTGGAGGCGCGGCAGGCGTTCGTCCGGGATGGCGTCACCAAGGGCATGACCAAGGGCCAGTCCGAGGAACTGTTCCAAGCCATCCGGCGCTTCGGCGAGAAGAACCGCATCCAAGTGCGTGGCCTCAGCAAGTCCCAGATCTGGGAGGCGGCGGGCAAGGTGGACATCCCCGTCCACGTCAGGCAGGCGCTGGGCGACCGGGGCATCGCGGAGATGGTCGCCCGGGCCTACTCCGGGGAGATCAGCACCGTTGGCCTCACCTCCAAGTTGTCGGGCATCGCCAAGCAGACCTTCATGGGTCGTGCGGACAACTTCGTGGGCCGGGTGGCGGAAGACCTGTACCCCAAGATGCGCTTCACCTACAGCCCCCTGTTCTGGGCGCAGGAGTGGGTCGAAGGTCCCTTCTTCAACATCCTGCGGGGCATCAAGCCGGGCTGGCATTGGAACGAGAAGGACGTCGCGTGGCACGAACTCCTCAACCACCTCGTCGATGGCGGTGAGTCCTACGTCGATCAGCAGGAGTTCGTGATCCTGTCCATGGCCACGGACATCGAGGTCCGGCGGACCTTGGGTGCGGCCACGCCACAGGGTCGGGTCATCGCGGAGTGGGGCGAGAACAGCGCCCGCAACGCCCGGTCGGTCAAGGCCCTCAACAAGGACCGGCACGCGGCCAAGGAGGCTGCCGACAACTTCTACAGTGGGGTCAACGACATCAACCCCCAACTGTGGAACCAGATGGTGGACGCCTACACGTACACCGATGCCGTCACGGGCCAGTTGGTGGTGCCCGACAAGCAGGCGGTGATGCTCCAGTACTTCGGTGACCGGGGCGTGCTGGGCGACGACACCCGGGCCATGGTGGCCCGCATGGACGGCCACAAGCCAGCGGGCTTCGGGCGTGCCGACCGGGTCAACCTGTCCGACGTGGCCGCACAGTTCGGCAAGCAGTCGGGGGTCCATCTCCAGCACCACGTGCGCTCCACGGGCATGTCCGCGTCCCAGTTCGAGAACCACATGAACGGCGTGGCCGGTGGGGCCGACCCGGAGTACATCCGCAAGGCGTGGCTCATGGCGTCGGGCAAGTCGGCGGCGGAATGGCGGACCGAACTCATCGCTCACCACCTCAAGGGCGGCTCCGACCTCGCGGCTGCGACCAAGGCGGCGGACTCCTTCCTGAACCTCATGCGGCGCTTCGGGAGGAAGCGCGGGGAGTCCCTCGAAGAGGTGCTCAACGTGCGCCTCGCGCCCGGCGCACATGCCTTCACCAAGGCCAAGGATCTGCCCAAGGGTGTGTACACGCAGGGCATGGAGATGGGCTCCGACGGCGTGTGGACCGACCCTGCCTTGAGGGCACGCATCGCCGAGGCGGAGGCGGCCATCGCCGAGGGTGAGGCCAGTGGTTTCCCGGCACACAAGGACGTCCGCCTCGCACTCGCCGACATGAAGCGTGCGCTCAAGAGGAACGAGGCCGCCGCCAACCAGTCCAACGTGTTCACGCAGGCCGGTGAGCCGGTCGATCCCTTCGATGCCCTCACCTCACAGGTGGCCAAGGACTCCTACCGGGACTGGGCCTACGACTTCGACCCCTATGACCACTCCCAGTGGGGGGACGAGGTCGATGTCGTCATCCATCAGGCGGAGACCGATCTGCTCGACCCCCACTTCTCGGCGGAGGAGAAGGAAGGCATCCAAGCGTGGCTGGACGAGGTCAAGGGGACCCAGTCCATGGAGGCCAGCCTGACGGGTGCGGCCACGTCCGTCGGCCTGCCGGACGACTACTTCAAGATCCTCTCCAACCCGGTGTCCAAGACCGCCTATGACGAGTGGGCCGGTGAGTTCGACCCCTTCTCCACCGACAACTGGGACGAGGACCCCGACATCGTCCTCGTCATGGCCGAGGGTGAGTTCAACAACCCGCTGGCCACGCCCCACCAGAAGGCGGGCATCAAGTTGTGGATGGATCAGGCGGCCAAGACCATCAACGACGAGGATGCGTTCACCGCCTCCCTCGATCTGGTCGGCCAGAAGCCCGCCACGAGCATCCAAGACCTCTTGGGCCCACCGGACTATCAGGACATCGTGCAGGGCAAGGCTTCGCTGCCGCCCGCAGCGGCGGTCGAGATGCAGCGCCTGACGCAGGAGGCCATGGGCAACGAGAGCCCGGCGGTGCAGGTGCTCAAGGACCGGGGCAACATGGCCATCGAGGATCATTACAACGCGACCGGTGCGGGCACGCCCATCGACTTCGCCGAGGCCGTGGATGCCCTGCCACCCGCTGCGCAGGGCGTCTACCACGGGTATGGCAACGAGTACGACCCGCTCGACCTCGCGTCATGGGGCGTGGACGCGGACGCTGTCATCCAGATGGTCAAGGACGACCTCCATGGCCTCGCCCAGTTGGGCGACGAGCAACTCGCGGGTGCGGTCATGTGGCTGACCCATGCCGAGGGTGCGGTCATGGTGGAGAAGGCCCTCGCCAACGTGAGCGGGAAGCCTGCGCCGACGGCGGACCTTGGCCTGCCCGACGAGTGGGTCCAACTGCACGGTGGGACCACCCGCACCAACGGCCTCCTTGGGGAGGCGGCGGCGGTCTACGACTACCTCGATCAGGACTGGCCGATGGGCTCCATGACCTCGTGGTCGGACCCGGCTGAGACGGTCATCAAGATGGTCAAGGACAACATCGACGTCAACTACTGGGGCGTCACCGGGACCGAGGGTGCGAGGCGCTGGCTCGTCCATCTGCAGGACGAGATGCAGTCGAAGGGGGAGGTGCCCACCGCAGCATGGGCGCCGGACCCGGGCAGCCTGCCCAGCCTCCACGGTGAGGCCATGGTGGTCTTCAACCGCCTCGACACGGACTTCCCGTGGAGCAGCCCGGGGGCGTGGGGCAAAGACCACCGTGGGGTCATCGACCAAGTCAGGGCCGACATCGCCAGTGGCTTCTACGGTCCGGAGGGCACGCTGGGTGCCCAGCGGTGGATGCTCATGCTGGAGGAGCACCTCAAGAGCGGCCCGGATGCGCTCGCCCGCCCGGTGGTCCCGATGTCCCACATCGGCAAGCCCGGCAGCCTTGGCCTTGGCCACGAGGCGATGAACGTCTACGACGACATCGAGGCGCGTTTCCCTCACATGGACCCGGCCAACTGGCCTCGTCCCGTTCACATCGTGGTGGGCGAGATCGCCAAGGAACTGGTCGAGGGCGTCTACACCACGAAGGGGCAGGAAGGCGCCATCCGCTGGCTGACCCAGATGAACACCCGGAGTGGGCGCAGCCCGTTCGAGGAGATCATGACCCCCGGTGGGGTCTTCGAGCACACCCCGGCGCCCCACATCCCGGAGCACATGGCCCTCCCGGACTACATGGCCATCGGGCGCTTCGCCGACATCGACTCGGTGAACGAGGTGTGGGACAACCAAGTCCTTCACCGCACGGCCCACGTCTCGAAGACCATGGACGAGACCCTTGGCACCGACTCCTACGTGCTCCGGGGCCCCGAGCCCTCCCTCGTGTTCAAGGAGGCCGATCCCGTCCGTCCCGTCAACCCCACGCACGCACTGGAGTGGTTCCATGCCACCTCCGGTGGGGGCAGCGGGCGCTCCCGGAGCATCGGCACCCGGGTGCGCGTGCCGGGCGAGGCAGGCCCGGAGGGCTGGACCCCCCAGATGGCGCTGGACATCCCCATCGCCAAGGACGCCACGGAGCAGGAACTGCGTGAGGCCATCATCCGGCTGCACCAGTTGTCGCCCGGCGTGGAGGGCGTGCTCCACGCCATCGACGGTGATGGCGACCGGGTGCTGCGCATCGTGGCCCCAAGCCGTGAGGCGCGGATGGTCCGGGACGTCCCGCCCGACCACATCACGTCGGCCTACGACGTGCCCGGGCTGGCGTCGGTGCTGGAGGCGGACGCCAAGTACAACCCCGACCGGCTGCCCCTCTCGGACATGGACGACACCTCGTTCTACCACGTGACGACGGGGCGCTCCGGCATCCTCAGCGACATGATCCGGACCCGCGCGGAACTGGGTATCTCGACCATGGGTGGTGGGCCCACCGACCTCATCAGCATCACCTACGACCGGGACCACGCCCAGACGATCTTCGACGGGCTGGAGATGGCCGGGAAGACGGCCCGCAACGAGGTCACGGCGGAGCAGTTCCTCGACTACTTCACCCACCCCTCGCGGTTCGGCGACGACGCCAGCGCGGTCGCCGATGCCTTGTACATCTACGGTCGAGCGGGTGCGACGGACGAGGATCTGTGGAAGTTGATCGAGCAGAAACTGCGCATCGAGGCGTCCCACAACAACCTGTTCGTCCACTTCACCGACATGGACGGCATCCTGTTCCGGAAGGACGAGTTGGGGGGCGTGGGCATCTTCGGTGCGGACGCCCGCTCCTTCGCCTCACGTGACCCCAAGGATCTGACCATCACCCGGGTGTCCATCAAGGGCCAGCCGCGTGCCGGGTGGCACGTCAACGCCGACGGCAACCTCATCCACGACACCTACTGGGTGCCGCAGGAGCGGGAACTGCGGCTGGGCCGGGGTGAGGTCAGCGTCATCGAGGACGTGACCGCACTGCCCGGCGACCAGATCGACGAGGAGTGGGCCCGCAAGTCCCTTGGCATCAACGCCGAGGACGCCCACCTGCTGCTGGGTGACGTGAGCGAACGTTCCGGCAAGGCCGCACGCTATACGCCCATCCACTACCGGGACGCAGAGGGAGACCTTGATGCCACCCACGGACGACTCGCCGCAGCAGGCTCAGACATTGACCACTCAGTACTCCTTGAGCACCGAGATGCGGCGCGGTCAGTGGCCGAGAGCGACCTCCTCCGGTCTGACGCCGGACGTGCCGCCGTCGCAGCCTCCCGTCGATCTCTCCGAGAACTTGACCCCACAGGAGGACTCTTCCACCAGCGAGGAGCCCGAGGCATCCGTGGAGCAACCGCCCGTCACGCTGACGGAACCGCCACCCTCTACGTCGGGCGAAACGCCGATGTGAGCACCATGATCCACGAGGGGTTCCACATCTTCCGGGATGAACTGGACCCCTCCGGGGAGGCGGCGCTCATCGCTGCCTACACCGCCGAGACGGGCAGTGTGCCCAAGGGCTTCAGCAAGCCCGTCGAGGAGTGGGCGGCCAAGAAGTGGGAGCACTACGCCATGACCGGCGAGGCTCCTGATGCCCTGTCCGCCGGGCTGTTCAACGCCTTCTCCCAGTGGGGCAAGGACTCGGGCTACACGAGCACCAAGGTGTCACCCGAGATCAAGGCGGTCTTCGACAAGGCGCTGGCGCTGCCCGACTCCGAGCGGTTCTATCACTACAACGCGGACGAGCAGCGCATCTGGGGTGCGGGCAGGGCAGCCGTCAAGGCGGGTGAGGAGCAGGCGCACTCCACGCACTACTACCGACGTGGTCGCACGTGGACCGAGCGGAGCATCAACCACCCCTATCTGGGGCTCTACCCGGCGTCCTACATGTGGGGCAAGGTGCTGCCCGAGATGGCCCGCTTCCTGCTCAAGAAGCCGTTCGGCTTGGACGCACCGCTGGGTGGTCTCGCCCTCGCCACGAACGTCTACAACAGCGTGGCGCTGCAGGCCACCTCCGACACCGACCTCCACGACTTCATCGACAGCAACCCGGCCCTCGTGCGCATGCTCAACCTGTTGGTGCCCGGCCAGCCGTGGGACATCCCCATCAACATGCCCCTCTGGGCCCAGAAGGCGGAGGAGGTGCAGTTGGAGAACGCCCGGCGCAAGGGCACCTCGTCCGCGCAGCGGTCCTACGACCCCTTCAGCACGGCCCAGCAGATGATCGTCAACGCGGGCGGTCTTGGGCGCGACTTCGGCTACGCCGCGTCCATCTCCCAGCAGTTGACGCAGGGCACCATGACCGACCCCAAGGAACTCAAGAAGGCCCAACTGCTGCGTGAGTCCAACATCACGGGTGGCGGGCCGCAGGCGCCCGACTACGGTGCGCCCAACCCCGCCTTCCACCCGGCGCAGTCGCGGGTCGGCAACATCGACGACATCAACCAGTCGGGCTTGATCCCACAGCAGGACGGCTCGATCAGGGTGGCCTCACCGGTCACCTACGAGCAGGATGGCAAGGTCTACCTCCTGCCGACCGTGGTCAACGGTCAGCAGGTGAGCCCACAGGAGGCCATCGACCAGTTCAAGCGGACCGGTCGGTTCTACGGTGAGTTCACCACCCACGAGGCGGCTGCCCGCTTCGCCCGGCAGTTGACCACATCGCAGGCGGCACTCGGTCGCAAGAACCAGTCAGCGCAGCAGCCACAGCCGGGAGTCCCGGTCGCCTCTTGACCAAGGGGCGTATACAGAGGAGGCACATCCCTTGACAGACCCGATCACTCAGCCGCCGGTGGACGGTCAGGCACCCGAAGGGGCCCCTGATGCGTCACCCACGGATGAGGCGGAGACGTGGGAGAAGCGGATGTCGGGCCTGCAGAGGGCCCACAACGAGGAGACGCGGGTACTCCGGGATCAGTTGGCCGCCCTACAGGCCGCCGCTGCCGGGACTACCGCCAAGGCGTCCCAGACCGTTGCAGCCACTTCCGAGGAAGCGGCGCGATGGAAGGCGGCGGCTGACGCCAACGCCAAGGCTCTCGCGGAAGAGCGCCAGTTGCGCATCGTGGAGACACGTGCGGCCAAGTACCCGTTCGCGGCTGAGTCCATCGGTGACCCCGGTGTGCTCGTGGCCATGGACGAGGCTCGCCTCGCGGGACTCAATGAGCGCCTTGCGCCCCCAGCCGCGCCCACCCGCAAGGGTGTCATGGACCCGAACGGCTCTGGTCGGACCATGGCTGCGGGAGAGGTCCCTCTCAAGGACAAGACCCCCGAGCAGTTGAAGGACGACCTCGTCAAGTACGCGCCGGACTGGGTCCGCCAGATCAAGGAAGTGCAGGGGGGCTGATGGCCCCCCGGTGAAGGGGACCAATGGCAGAGATCAGCACCGCGGATACCAACTTCGACAAGACCCTTGTCGCGTTGGTGATGAAGACCATCGAGACCAATGCCCGACGTGCGCTCAAGTGGCTGACGGCTGGCGACTACCGTGACGGGACCCTGATCCCGGGCACCAACCTCATCCGGTACATCGCCTATGGCGACGTCCCGGTCAACTCCGCGACCCTCGACACCGACTACGGCGTCACGGTCGAGGGCACGCCCACCACGCCAGTGGACTTCACCATCGGCTTCGACGAGTTCGGCGCGGCTCAGAAGATGAAGACCCTTCGGCTCACCGACGTGTCGATGGACATGAGCCCACATGACCTCATGGGGGTCGCTGCAGAGCGAGCCGCATGGAACGCCATGGCGGTCATGGACATGGTCGCGGCCAACGTGGTCGCACCTCTCGCGGATGTGCCCGCAGCGCCCTATGCGAAGTTCGCCGAGGGTGTCGCGGCCATCGCCAACATCACCGCGACCGGTGTGCTCAACGGGGACGAGGTCAAGAAGGCGGTCGTCGCCCTCAAGGCCCAGTCCATCGAGCCCTACTCCGACGGCTTCTTCCGGGCCAAGGTGCATCCCAATGTCACCTTCGACCTGATGAACGACACCAGCGTGGGTGGCTGGATCGAGGCGTCCAAGTACGCTGCGGCCACGCAGTTGCTGGACGGCGAGATCGGTCGCTACGCCGGGGTCCGCTTCGTGGAGACCACGGTCAACACGTACCGCGCCGTTGGTGGCGTGGGTGGCGCACTGCCCATCTACCAGACCGTCTTCCACGGTCCCGACTACTTCGCGTGGGGTGACCTTCAGACCACGCGGGCGTACCTCGTGCGGCCCGGTGGCAATCACGCGGACCCGGCTGCCCAGTCGGCCCTCGTGTCGTGGAAGGGGATGTGGGGGGCCAAGGTGCTCTCCAACCTCGTGAACTACACGGGGCCCAAGCACCTCCGTCTGCTCCACACCGGCATCCTGCCGGGCACCCTGCCCGTCAACCGGGGCTGAGCCCCAGCCGGTCCCGAGACCAGTGGGGTCACCTCGCAAGAGGTGGCCCCACTGCTGTTAGAGTGCGGTCCGTGGTGTACGCCCCGAAGACCCGGGCACAGTTGCGAGCGTTGGTCTCGTCCGACCTCCGTGACCCCACCAACACCACCTTCCTCGTGCCCGAGGTGAACGAACTCCTCAACGAGGGCATCAACGAGGTCAGCAGGGTCTACCCGCTGGAGGTCATGGAGACCGTCAACATCCAGACGGGTATCGCGGACTATCCCGTGGACTTCGAGGAGGTCTTCCGGGTCGAGTGGTTCCGTGAGGGCACCTATCAGGCGACCATCCCCAGCAACCAGTCCGACGACTCGGCACAGGGTGGCTTCGACCTCTTCGCGGGCTCGCTCCACATCCCGTGGGCCCGCATCCCGTACTTCGATGAACTCACCGACTCCCTCCGGCTGTGGGGCTACCAGTCGCGCACCCAGTTGGACGCCGAGGGGGAGATCTTCGAGGGTGACGCCGATGCCGAGTTCGGTGTTCGCACCTACGCCGTGCTCACGGGTTACCAGCGCCTCCTGAACTCACGTGCCCTGTACCAGCAGTGGACGATGGACTCCGTCAACACGGACATGGGCCCACGCTGGATCATGGAGGCTGCCAACTCCTACGAGCGCCAGTGGCAGCGCATCAGGCAGCAACTGCGGCTGATGCGGCGGAGGTAGGGCGTGGATCTCAACCGGCCCGTCACCTACCGTGGACTTGACCTCACCAAGATGGAACTGGGA